AAGGAATATTACACACAACAAGTTCACTGTACCACACGATGATTCAGGAGGTGATGAGAGTGCACATTCAGGGACTGTACACTTGGAGGTTACAACAAGAAGTGCATGTTTCAGTAGTACAAGGGAGCGATGACTCAGGGTGCATGCTATCAGTGAAGGGGCCTCTTACACGCAATCAGATTCTAACAGCTAAAACAATACTGAATTGGAAAGAGAGGATTTCCAGTCATCTGTCTGTTTACTGGAATGTTTGCAAATCATCCATTGGCACACATGACTTGATTGAGTATAACTCAGAATGGCATTCTAGGCACAAGGTCATTAAACCAACATTTAGATGGATCTCAGCCTGTCTTGAGTTGTCTGTCACAGAACGTTTTGTGGATAGATTTCGTATATTTAATGGAGTGCTTAGTCAGTGCCTAGAGGGTGGTGCGAGCACTCTAGAGTGTGCCGTCGTGCAACTAAACCAAGCTGCCTTACACTACATGCTGATGGGATTTTCTACTCAAAGAACAAGCAAGCAAGTGTTACATTCTCTACTGAAGTATCCTGATCCTGTCTGTGGTTTTTTCCCCACTGATTTTGATATAGCAACCGGTGTTACAGGATTTGAATTTCAACTATACTCTCTTTTCCGTAACACATCTTATGGGACAAGTCTCAAAAATCGACTTTCAGCGGATCCAGAGATTAGTCATGTGCCAGATGCAGCACCCAATTATCTAAAAGTGAAAGATCTCCAAAGCGTTCGACTTAGGTTCAGCAACATGAAGATATATCAAAACTTCGTGAATCGCCTCCCTTTAGAAACATATGAGGAAGCCATTCAAGAAATCAATGACGATCCATTGCTGATATTTGGAAGACATACCACCTGGAAGGAAGATCAGCCTAATCTGGTTATGAAGGTGTTTTCTCCAGGAGTGCGTGAAAGTATCTCTAGTGTATCACCAGCATTGCGTATGGCTGCATCCTCTGCATATATACAAACAATGCCATGCATGACAATAATGGGTTCGAATGAAAAGCGATCTTTACTCTCTGTTATAGATTATTTTGTTGAAAATGCTTGTGACAAGCCATCAGAAGAGGAAATTTTCCCACTGTTTATTGAATTCCGCAGAGTGTATGACATGATCAAGACCATCACGTGTGGGCGCGTCATGCAGGATGTAATTCTTAAGAAGTCTACTAAGACCAAAATCCTCGTTTTTGATAGGGTTTCGGCAGACTTCCCTCCAATTGAACTGGCCAAGCGACAGTGGTTTCGTATGGGAAATGTTCCGTTGAGCACTGCTCAATTTCGCTACAAATGGAATGAGTTAAGACACACGTATCCTTTTTTGTCTGAGAAAGAAGGAACTCAG